ACAACCAACAAGAGCAAACTGGCAGCATGTGCAAAGTTAAAGAGTCTAGTTGAAACCAAACGTATTGCTATTGTTAGTAAAGCATTGATTTCAGAACTCAAGACGTTTGTGGCATCTGGTAACAGTTATGCAGCCAAGATTGGTGAACACGATGACTTGGTAATGTCTACACTATTGGCTATCCGCATGATCCAAATGCTACAAAGCTACGATTCTACCATGGATGCTGAGCTCAGGGACGGGTTGGACACGTTTGTGGAGCCAATGCCGTTCATAATGATCTAAGGTAAATACATCATGTCTAAAGAAATTGAATCAGCATCAGCTGCGTTATTTGATAAAATCCGTAGCAGATTTAGTCCCATTAACTTGGGCGACGAGAAAGCCAACGCCACTAGCTCTCCAGAGAAAGCAAGATTTTTTAACTTTGTTTACACTGACAGCGATGGTATTGATCACGGCAATATAACAATGAGTTTGATTGGCGAGGAAAGTCTCAAGATTTACTTTAGCCACAACGTAACAGATAACATGTCTGCCGAACAACGCACCGAATGGTTTACATTCTTGCGTAATCTTCGCAAGTTTGCCAAGCGTAATTTGTTAAAGTTTGATACACGTGATATTAACAAGTCCAATTTGGATCTACGTGATATCAAACAACAGACTAGTTCGGACGATACATTTACTTCAGACGAAGTTATTGCCGAAAGTAAGCTGCGTGGCACACCGGGCAGACCGTATCACAGTATTGCAGAAGCAGGCAAAACCAAAATTTTAGTTAAACACTCGGACCGTATTAACGACGAAGTACGCGGCGCCCGCACTAGAAAGATTGAAAGTATTTTTCTTGAAACTGAACTAGGAGAACGATTCCTGTTACCTCACAACAATCTACATGGCGCATATGCTCTAGCTGAACATTTGAACCAAGGTGGTACTGTGCACGATGACTTTGCAGGGCATATCAACGGCATGGTTAATGAAATGAATGCAATGCGCCATTTTGTTAGAGGCACACGTTTACGTGAGTTCGAAGATGCTGAAACAACTGCAATGACCGAAGCTGCATTTCAACACTATGCAGACCTTAAAGAAACTTTGAAGAAGTTGAAAAGTAGTAGATACTTTTCGGAGTACAAAGAATGTTATGTTCCTGTTCGCCCAATCGAAGAAGAAATTGATGTCAACACGTTAAAAGAGCGTTGGGTTAAAAAGGTATATGATGATCGTTTTGACGAAGCATTGCCGTATGTGTATCGTGCATATGCACAACAAAATGAATCAGCGAATCGATTCAGCAGCGAATTAGATGAATGGGCAGACTCTGTATTAGCAGAAACCGTTGCCACTGACGCAGAGTTAGTTGCTAGGTTAAATGACTTTATGAGTCAGCCACAGCCGGGCGGTATTGATGGCATCGATGTAGTGGCAGAACTAAGTTCAATACTACCGAATAAAGACAGCTTGATTAGTGTAGTTCAAAATTACTGCGGCCCAGAGGGCCAAGGCCCCGATGCTGACACTCGTGCTATTGTTAAAAAATGGTTAGAGTACCGCATGCCCGAAGTATACAACGAATTAGACTTTGATCAAACAAACGGTCAAGTAGACTTCGCTGGAGAAGTTAGTCCAAACCAACAGCCATCGCACGAATACGGTGCAACGGGTATGGATGAACCTGTAGTAAACGAAAACGATTTAAATCTATTGCGTAGTCTCGCTGGGATAAAATAACTCAACTGGGACTAAATTGATTCAACCAAAGGCACAGAAATTTGTGCCTTTTCTTTTGACTATGCTAAATACATTATCATATACTAGCGACTGTGCTATTTAATATGATTAGGCACTTAAAAGACCATCTTAATTTATAAAGGAAATACATCATGGCAATGACTTTAGCAGAAATCCGCGCAAAATTACAAGCGCAAGAAACACGTAAAAGCGGCGACAAGCCACAAGGCGATAATGCCATTTACGCACACTGGAACATTCCAGAAAATACAACAGCCCGAGTACGATTTTTACCAGACGGTAATCCCAAGAATGACTTCTTCTGGGTTGAGCGTCAAATGATCAACTTGCCTTTTGCAGGCATCAAGGGTCAAAGCGATAGCAAACCAGTTACAGTTAAAGTTCCTTGTGTTGAAATGTGGGGAGCGGCATGTCCTATCCTTGCAGAAGTTCGCACTTGGTTCAAAGACCCTAACTTAGAAGACATGGGTCGTAAGTACTGGAAAAAGCGTAGTTATTTGTTCCAAGGTTTTGTTCGTGACAACCCAATTGGTGACGACAAGACTCCAGAGAACCCAATCCGCCGTTTCATCATCAGTCCTCAGATCTTTAACTTGATCAAGAATGCATTGATGGACCCAGAGTTGGATCAACGCCCAGACGACTACCAAGAAGGTCTTGATTTCAACATCAAGAAGACCAGCAAAGGCGGCTATGCAGACTACAACACATCAACATGGGCACGTAAGCCTACAGCATTAACTTCAGATGAAGCAGGTGCAGTTGAGCAATACGGCTTATACAATCTAAGCGACTTTATGCCTAAGCAACCAACTGATATTGAGTTGTCGGTTATTAAAGAAATGTTCGAAGCGTCAGTTGATGGTCAACCATACGATCCAGATCGTTGGGCCAATTACTTCAAGCCTAACGGCCTACAAGTAGGCGCAGGCAGCACTGGCGAAGAGTCACATGCTACTCCTGTACCACAATCCCGCCCTGCGGTTGCCGCAGCGCCTACTCCAGTAGCAGAAGCTGAACCTTGGGAAGCAGATGCAGCAGAAGCCGCAGAAGCCCCGGTTGTTACACCAGCAGCCAAACCTTCTAGCCAACGTGCTGAAGACATCTTGGCAATGATTCGCAACCGCAAGCAATAATATTGCTTTGACGTTTGTCTATGCAGGTTAAATTGGCATTCAATAACAGCGGCGATGAGCTGCTGTTTGATGCGGTTAACTATGAAGTCATTGAGTACTATGTTGATTGCCTAAATGAACATAAGCTCAATGACTTCACTCTTTTACAACCAGCTGGACAACTAATCAACTCGGGCATTAATAATTTACACAATGCCATTGTTGATGCTAACACATATATTCGTAATATAACGTTTAAGGAAGTCGGTTCTTATACAGACATAGAGTATCTTGATCAACGGGTTTTAAATAAATTACACGCAGACTGGGTGCAGTCACAAAGCTGTGTAGTTAACGTTCAACATAACAGATTACATTCTAGTGCAGATATAAGAGAATTGGCTGAACAGTTACATCATTTATTGCCCGACGGTGATATAGTAACACTAGGCACAGCATTGCATAAACTAAATCTGTCCAACGATTACAATAGGATAAATTTAAGTGTTCATGCACTGGAAGAGATGTTTAATAACATTAAGTACAAGACTAATTCTTGGATAGAATTTCCGAATCCGTTTCCTAAGTCGATATTAACAAATGATATCAGTAATTTAAGATTATCGTTTAATCATTTAGGTAGAACATTGTATAACAAGTTCCGAGTGTTTGACAATACTTTAGAGTTCAACGATGAAAACACATACGATCAATTGCTGGGATTTGTGTCTATTCATTTACAACAGCCACAGACTATTCCGCTAAGTAAAGAATATATTCAATGGTGTTCAAACAATAAAGTAGAGCCTTCGGGAGACTTTTTAAACGTAGGTAATCTTCCTGACATAAACAATAGAGTTAGCGAATATAGACAATTAGTATTTAGAAATATTAATAACAATTTTAAAATAGAGGTATAACATGGCAACAAAACCATTTGATGTAAGCAAATTTCGTAAGTCAATTACTAAAAGCATTGACGGAATCTCAGTTGGATTCAATGACCCAACAGACTGGATCTCAACAAACAACTACGCTCTCAACTATCTTATTAGTGGGGATTTTAACCGTGGTATCCCAATGGGCAAGGTTACTGTATTTGCTGGCGAATCTGGTGCAGGTAAATCCTATATCTGCTCTGGAAATATCGTTAAGAACGCACAAGAGCAAGGCATTTATCCTATTCTCATCGATACTGAAAACGCATTGGATGAAGCGTGGTTACACGCTCTCGGTGTTGATACAAGTGAAGACAAACTCCTTAAACTTAATATGGCGATGATCGATGATGTTGCTAAAATGATCAGTGAGTTTGTTAAAGAGTACAAAACATTGCCAGAGGATGCTCGTCCTAAGGTTGTGTTTATTTTAGACAGCTTGGGTATGTTATTAACCCCAACTGACGTTAACCAATTTACAGCAGGCGATTTAAAAGGTGACTTGGGGCGTAAGCCTAAAGCACTTACAGCACTTGTTCGTAACTGTGTGAACATGTTTGGCGACTTAAACATTGGCTTGGTTGCTACTAACCATACCTATGCTTCACAGGACATGTTTGATCCCGATGATAAGATCTCGGGTGGTCAAGGCTTTATCTACGCTAGCTCTATTGTTGTTGCTATGCGTAAGTTGAAGTTGAAAGAAGACGAAGATGGTAACAAGATTTCAGAAGTTAAGGGTATTCGTGCCGCGTGTAAGATCATGAAAACACGTTATGCCAAGCCTTTTGAATCAGTTCAAGTCAAGATTCCGTATGAAACAGGTATGAATCCATACAGCGGGTTAACTGACTTGATTGAAGGTAAAGAAATGCTAAAGAAAGAAGGCAACAGTCTTGTCTACACAACTGCTGATGGAGAAATTATTAAGAAGTTTCGCAAAGCATGGGAACGTAATGACGATGGCTGTTTGGATCAAGTTATGAAAGATATTACTGCTAACCCACATATCTTTGACAAGAGCACACCCGAAGAAGCTCCTGATACTCCTGCAGAAGATGTTGTAGCAGAATGACACAGTATTCACAACAGGTAGAGGTTACCGAAACTAATAAAATAGTTTCTATAAAGCGTAAAGAGTTTCCTACGCCTGTTGTGTCTATACAGTGGTTCATTGGTATCCGATGCCAATACGATTGCCAGTATTGTAGCCCCGAATGGCATAATACTACTGCACCGCACTGGACATTGGATCAATTGAAACTAGCATGGAATAATTTATGCAAGGCAAATGAATATCGCCCTGGTACTCAATTTTCTATTGCAATAAGTGGCGGTGAGCCGACTATGAATCCAGATTTAATGCCGTGGGTTCAGTGGATTCGTGAACAACATAACAACAAGATAAGATATCTAAGTGTTGCAAGTAATGCTACACAGACTGTGGAGTACTACAAACAGCTATCACAGTACGTCTCGTTAATAGACTTTGGTATACATAGTGAATACGTTGCTGAAAAGAGATTTTTCAAACTAGTAGAAGAAGTGCATGCTCACTCAAAAGCCAATGGACTGGCACAGGTACGAGTACTAATACCCGATGAGTATTGGCACAGGGAACGTACAAGTCAGTATGTAGAATACTTGACTAAAAAAGGAATCAATAATAAATTACTTGCCTTGCATGATTTTAATCCTGGTAAACAACCTAGAACAATAAAGATACACAATAGGATGAACTTCGATGATACAGCTAAATCATGATCCAAGCAGAAACCATGAGTGTGAAGTTACATTTACCAATGGTGAAAAACTTTTATTAAATACGTCCCAACTTGCTCCGCATAGAGAGCTATGGACATTTCCTGACTGGCAGTGCAATGCCGGCACAGACCTGTTGATGATTTCGGGGGACATGACTGTCTACTCCTGTAACTCAAAAAATGACAAAATGGGTAACCTATTAGACCCAAACTTCTCAATGTTGGAAGTCCCTACCCGTTGTAAACGCATTGAGTGCCAGCCTAAGAATATGGACATGTGCTGCACTAAAAGTAATCCTGGGCTAAAATAATGGAAAAGATTATATCTGTTGCTCCAACTGAGCAATACTTTTCGTTGTCCTGGAAAATAGGAGTTAGGTGTAATTATGATTGTATGTATTGTCCTCCCGAGTGGCACAACGACAATAGCAAACATCACGACCTTAGTGCCCTAAAGGCTGCATGGATTAATATACATGAAAAAACACAGCACTTGGGATTACCATACAAGATAAGTTTCACTGGCGGCGAGCCGACTAGCAGCAAAAGTTTTTTACCTTTTATTAGTTGGCTAAGAGAAAATTACAGCAATAGCATATATCGGTTATTAGTAACAAGCAATGGCAGTGCAACTACTAAGTACTATACTAGATTGTTGCAACAAGGAATTGATAACCTGTCATTGAGTATTCATAGTGAACACATCAATGAAGCTAAATTCTTTGAAACTGTTATTACGTTAAAAGAAAATCTGTTGCCTGGAAAATTTTTACATGTAAATATCATGAATGAGTTTTGGAACCAAGACCGTATAGTCAAGTACAAAGCAATACTAGATGAGCATGCTATAAGTTACAACATTAACGAGATTGACTATTCGCACCAAACAAGAGTCTATCCAATTTTTAAAGGAAAACTAAATCTTGCAATTTGAAGACCATCAGTATTATAATTGTGAAATTACTACAACTAGTGGAAATAAATATCGAGTTAACGCTAATTGGATACACAACGAATCACTAGACAATTGGCAGGGCTGGCAATGTGCAGCCGGACAGCATCGATTATTCATGGACGAAAGTTTCAACATGTATAGCGGTGAATGTTTAAATGACGCATTAGGTAATGCAATAACAGGGTGGACATTATTTGATAAACCAACTGTTTGTAAACAAAATAGATGTACAGGATGTACAGATGATATCATTCAACATAAAAAGGAATCCACGTGAGTATTGAAGTAGAAGTATTAAGTGAAGTTTACACAACTCTCAAACAATATATCCCGCAAAAAGATAGACAAGAAGCAGCAGACAATCTTATGGGACTATTGGTCGACATGCTGAACGATCTAGATCTTAGGGAGTTTGGAACAACAGACAGCGCATTGAAACGTGCATTGGCAGAATATGTCAGTGACGACGAAGAAGATACTGACTATAACGACTACGAGGAATGAACAAGTATTTTCCAATTAATACCGAAACAGCCTGTCCTTTAAAATGGAATTGGAGTACATTGTATTTGTACTCTGGACAGACTGCTTCGTGCCACCGTACCGGGTGGGGCAATATTACGTTGGAAAATTTTGATTCATTTCATAATACAGACAAGAAAATACAAGAACGCCAGCAGATGCTCAATGGCCACTGGCCAACTGAAAGCTGTGCCTATTGTAAAGGTGTTGAGGACGTTGGCGGGACAAGTGATAGAATGTTTCACTTAAAAATACCAAATCAAGTACCGGTTGAGCTAGATCTAACTCCCAATGCCACGTCAGTGACACCAACTACGTTAGAAGTCTACTTTAACAATACCTGTAACCTGAGCTGTGTTTACTGTGTCCCGGACCTGAGTTCCAAGATAAATCAAGAATACAAAAAATTTGGAGACTTTGATTGCAACGGAGTTAAGCTCTCTGCTGTTGCAGTTGCACCTGACCGCCGAGCCACAGTTGATAAGTTTTGGCAATGGATGGAGAAGAATTCATCTAAACTCAAACGATTGAATGTATTAGGCGGCGAACCGTTTTATCAGTCTGAATTTGATGAATGTTTTAACTTCTTTGATACAAAAGCACATCCAGATCTTGAGTGGGGCATTGTTACAAATTTAATGGTAAGCGAAGAGACATTAGAGTCGTATATCAATAAGTTTAAGAAATTGTTAGCAACAAAAAAACTTAAACGAATTGACATCACTTGCAGCATAGATTGTTTTGGACTGGAACAAGAATATGTACGACACGGACTAAAGCTAAGTACATGGAAGAAGAATTTTGAACGCTTGCTCAAAGAAAAATGGTTAACGATTAATATCAACCAAACTATTACGGTGCTAACTATTAAAACCATGCCAGACTTGTTAGAGTATATTAATCAATGCAGACAGCAACGATCTATCGGTCATTACTTTTCTGTAGCAACACCGCAGCCCACTTACCTAGTTCCGTCAATAATGGGTAATATATTTGAACAAGATTTTGAAAAGATTTTACAGTTAATGCCAGACTCAATAAACAAAGAGCACATGGAAGGTATAGCAAAAGAATCTATACAAGCTACTATCAACAGTAGCGAACTGTTAAAATTAAAAACATTCTTAGATGAGAACGATCGTCGTCGCAACACTAATTGGAAAACAACATTTCCATGGCTAGATAAGGAATTATTGAATGTGGTATAACAAAGTAGTATCAGATTTATCAAACATACCAGCGTTCATTGTGTACTTTGACAACGAACTAAAGATAGCTAAGAACGAAATTTCCATTAAAGGGAACGTAGAAAAAAGTTTAGCTAACTTGCCGGGTATTACAGAACATAGATTCAATCAATTACAAGAGATTGAAGCAATTCTAAATTACCTTAATATACAGTTACGCAAGATTCGGCAGAAGCATTACAAAAAGTATCTAGAAGGTTATGCTAGGGCATTGACTAGTAGGGATGCTGAAAAATATGCAGAAGCAGAAGATGAAGTAGTTGATTTTGAAACTATCATTAACGAAGTGGCCCTGCTCCGAAACAAATGGCTAGGAGTAATGAAGGGTCTAGAAAGCAAAAACTTCATGGTAGGTCACGTTGTTAGATTAAGAACAGCGGGAATGGAAGACATTACAGTATCATGAACGTAAGAGACCGCGCCGTTGAAGTATTAAACGAATTTTATTTGTGTTATAAGTCTAAGCCAAGACATAATGCAATTAGCTTGCAACTTGAAAAAGATTCGTGCGAAGTATGTGCAGGACAGTTAAACAATCTTCTTGCGTGGGGCAACGATGAACAGATCGCAGAAGCATGTAATGAACTTGAGCCTCGGTTAAAGTCTTTAAAAGAAAAAATAATTATAGAAGTATTACGGCATGGTGTTTAAGAATGCATACGAAAGTCATAATCATAGTTTAGAAGTTCTAAACTTGCTCTATGGATATGACAGTTTTTTGGATAGTTTAGAGTACGTGGCTGATATGGGCTGCGGCGCAGGCCACGACTCTCGTTGGTGGGCAACATTAATGACACGCGACGATCCACCTGAGCCACACAACTATAGAGTCTATGCAGTTGACACTAACTTGTCGCAGTTTGAACCAGACATCAAAGCAAACAATCCAAACATCACATTACTTGAAGGTAACTTTGAAAAATATGGTGTAGTCCCAAGAAAAGTGGACTTCATATGGGCGCACGACTCATTGCAGTTTGCGGAAGATCCGGTGTTGTGCTTAAATGCATGGCGCAGGACTTTAAACAAAGATGGCATGCTGTGTTTAACTGTGCCACAAACTACCTACTACCATAACGGTAAATTAGTAATTACGCATTATAGCAAGCAAACATATAGCTTCAACATACTTAATTTAATCTACATGTTGGCCATTAACGGATTTGACTGCAACGATGCTTACTTTTATCGTAAAGAAAACAGTCCCTGGTTGTATGCCGCGGTCTATGCTGCGGATATGGATCCATTGCCAAGAAACACCAGCTGGTATGAACTAGTTGAACGCAACCTAGTTAACGATAGTATTGTTGACAGTGTTAACAGACATGGATATGCTAGATTGGAAGATCTGGTTGTAAAATGGTTAGATAAAAACTTTTATAAGATTACAAATTGATGAAAATAGTAATAGCAACAGGTGGATTCGATCCTATACATAGTGGGCACATTGAATACCTTAAAGCAGCAAAGCAACTAGGTGATACATTAATTGTTGGGTTAAACAGTGATGCATGGCTAGAGCGTAAAAAAGGCGCAGCGTTTATGCCATGGGCTGAACGCTATGCAGTTGTGAGTAAAATCAAGTATGTTAATCAGGTACGTTACTGGGACGACAGCGACGGGTCGGCTATCAAGCTGCTTGAAGATCTCAAACAAGGTTTCCCTTACGCTGAGATTGTGTTTGCCAACGGCGGCGACCGTAACCAAGACAACATACCAGAAATGGTAGTCAGTGGCGTTGAATTTGTATTTGGGGTCGGTGGCGAAAACAAAGCCAACAGCTCAAGCTGGATCCTGCAAGAGTGGAAAGCACCCAAGACTCAACGCCCGTGGGGTGAATATCGCGTTTTATATCAACAACCCGGCACTAAAGTAAAAGAGCTTACAGTAGAGCCAGGGCAAAGTTTAAGCCTCCAAAGACACGATTATCGTGCAGAATATTGGCATATTGTGTCAGGAAAGTGCATTGTAGACCAGCAATTGGCCACTGGCTATCAATTGCCCTCTCGTACATTGCAACAGCACGATCAAATATTAATACCCACAAGAGAATGGCATAAGCTGTATAATCCATTCAGCGAACCTTGCAAAATTGTAGAAATACAGTTTGGTAGACAAACGGACGAAATGGATATCGAGCGCAAGGATTGACAGATAAATACTTTTATCTTACAATAGCGGCTTGATGGGCTTGTAGCTCAGTTGGTCAGAGCAGGCGACTCATAATCGCTTGGTCAACGGTTCAAGTCCGTTCGAGCCCACCATCAATGCGGATGTGGCGAAATTGGTAGACGCACCAGATTTAGGTTCTGGCGTAGAAATACGTGGGGGTTCGAGTCCCTTCATCCGCACCATACATTATGATTAACTTTCTAATACGGTCTCAATTGGGACCAAGTTCTGCAAGAAACCAACTACTTACAACAGTACTTGAACTGTATAACATTCCATATAAGATTGTTTCCAGTCCAGATGACATCAACGGTGGTGCAGTAATTACTGATGCCTTTGTAGAAGAAGTTCCGAGTAATGATGGAGAGTATTGTAAGTTGATCATTGATCGTTGTGCTGCATTAAGCATTCCGATTATTTTTTACTATCCTAGCGAATGTGAAAGCACCTTTAGCAGCAGTTATTATCCCACTAGAGATTATGTTGCAGGGCGCATTCCTATACACTTAGTAAAACAAGGCAATAGAACTGTAGACGGATTTGTTGAGCATAACCTAGACAAATATTTTGTTTATAGATTGCTAACAGAGTTTAATCGTGCAAGATTGGCCTACACAGCAGACGGTGTTGACTTGCATGACAAGTCGCATAAGTTTTTGTTCTTAAACGGAACCAGCAGAATGAATCGCGAAGCTATGTTTGATAGCTTGCGTGAATTGGATTTGTTAAAG